AACACGATTGCTACCGAGCGAACTATCCGCGAAGCGGTTCGCTCTGAGCACCTGATGTGCTCTAGCTCTCTGAGTGTACTGGTCATGTCAAATCCATTTCTATAAGTGCTGGTCAGGACGGCGTGTCGTAATTGAGTCTAGGATTTCTTGTCCAAGTTCATAAGGAATCATTGAACGCAATCTTGCATTTCTCAACTTGCCAGTACCGCCTGCATTAGTACCAGCTGGCGATGATTCATGACATGCGGCGCGTGGCTTGCACATTGGTCGTGGTGTCCATCCTTGAATAGTTCCCCAAAGATCAGTTGGCTTCATTCGAGTGTCACCATATTGACAGTAACTAATAGTCCATCGAGGTAAGTCTTTGACAACATCTTGATGCCTAAGCATGCCTCTGGGGTTTTCCATAATCCAGCCATAAGTAGGTTGTAATTCATTCATCAGATTTACTGTGTGTTCAACCAACGCAATGGCTTCATAAACAGCTGGGTGCTTTGGTACTGACTTTCCTCTTGTGCCTTCCCAATACTTCCACAAGCTTGCAACACTAAACTTTTGGCATGGTGGACTAGCCCATATAAAGTCTGGCTGACCATACTTAGCAATTAAACCTGATGCAGTTAATTGCAGAATATCTCGTTCATCAGCTCCGAAATATTTATCCATTTCAACATTAACAATGGTGTGACCAGCATCCTCGAAAGCTTTAGTGCTTGACCCTGTGCCTGAGAAGAAGTCATAGACAATCATTTATGGGCTTCTTCATCAGGGCATGACCCAAAGTAAAAGCATGGGCAATTTTCATCATTTATCTTTTGAGTCATTTACATAAAATCCCTTCCCCTTGAACACTAAGCCAGGTACTGAATAGATGCGATTAGCCTGTGCGCCACAATCTGTGCATCGAACTAAGTCATGATCCATAGATAATTCAAGCTCCATCTGTGTATTACAGATTGGACATCTATATTCATACATCGGCATTAGGCGTTTCTTTCTCACAGGTTTTACATCTCCAATGTTTGATTTTCTGACTTCCACATTTATCGCATCGTTCAACTGCCGCTTCCCAGTCTATGTCTGGTGGTATTCGGTCATAATCTGCTTTTCGCAGAAGCTCCACCAGATCCTTTAACGGCAACATACAGACGAATTGCTCGACTGATGCAGATCCCATTCCGTTTAATCGGAAGCATGCAAATCCCAATTCCCCCGATTTGGAAGTGCGTGCTTTTATCTGGCGGAGCGTTCCACTTATGTCTAGGGAATTTCTAGCCTTGATCTCGATGTCGAACGGGACACCTTGAACATCCTTCCCTTGACCTCGACCTACACTAGCGTTGGGCCACCATTGCTGCAAGAACGATGCCACTAGCCTTTCGGTCGCGTACCCTCGATGTTTACGGCTCTGTTGGCTCATCTGCTTCTTTCGATGTCTTTAGGGCAATATGGCTAACTGCATGACATCTTAAACAGGTAACAAATACCTGGTCATTAGCCTCTGGAGTAATAGCCACAGGTTCATTGCAAAGATCGCAATAGATAACAATATCCTGCGGCTCTTCGAGCTGTCCGCCCATGATGGTTGCTGTGCCATCATCAAAGATTACCATTTCGCCCATTTATAATCCCAACCTATCTTCGCACTTCTCACATAGTGCAACGAATAAACCATCGTCACGCTTATAATCATTTAGCATTGTGTCCTCATCGCAATCATTGCAATTACCCACACCGGAATAGCCAAAGAAGCTGTAAACATGCTTAGTCATCATGCACGTACCTTCTGTGCTCGCCATGATCCATTAGGTGCTATCTCATACCAGATAATGTCATCGCCCTTTTGGCATCGAAGCATTGCGCCACTAGCTGCGCCAACGCACTTAAAGTGACCCCAAGGCTTACCAGCCTTAGATGTACCAGTTGCCCACACCATCTCACCATGCTCGCATCGTGGAACATCCTTGTCAGTTGTGCCGCCTATAATCTCTTTGACTGTGTTCACAGCTTGTTCGCTTGTTATCGGCATTGGAACAGTCTTGATTGTCCAAGGATCATCTTCCTTTACGACAGGGATATAGTCTTGCTTTGGCTCTGCGAGCTTTGTTCTTGCGACCTTAACCATTTCCTCTTTGCTTGGTCGCTTACCCTTGCTTGCATAACCAGCATTCGCAAGTGCTCTGCCGATCGCTGAAGTTTCACAGTTTTCCAATGCGCTAGTTGCATTAACGCCTCGACTGCTAATCGTCTCCTCAGCGAGTCCGCTGGAGAACGGCGTGCTATCAGCGAAAGTACGATAAATCCATGCTTTAACAATGTATCTGTCATTTTGGAAACTCACTAACTCTGTTTCTACTCTGAAGTCCGGGAAGTCCTTGATGAACTTCTCTAGGCGTACCTCAACTGTTTCATAATCTTCTAGGTTAAACATAAAGTTCATCCGCCTCTGTTTGTAGTTGGACTGCGATTGCCAAATAGGCTATTGCATCGATGTAAGAATCTGTGTGTCCTGGTGTTTCGGTGATTCTGGCGAGTTTGACTTCGACCATTGCAAGAGCAGCTTGTGCGTCTGTGATTGGGTAATCAAGTAAACAGGATAACCTTGCAGCGATGCGACCTTGATTGATTTTCGGATGACCGTAGACCTTGCCACGATCCTGCATAATGTCGATTGCATTGATAAGTGCCTCGGTTGCTTTCATCGACCCACCTGCTCGTAATACTTTCGGACGGCTTTGCGACCATCTACTAGCCCTTGATCGTAGCCAACCTCTTGACCTAATCTAAAGGAGAAGTAACAGATTAAGCCAACACCTGCAATCATCAGAATCGTTAATGAATTGATAATCATTTTGCCCTTTCTTGCCCCGTATTTCGGGAACAGGAAAAGTGTCGCACAACTAGTGGGATTTATTCAGTAGATTTTGATAACGAAATGGTAACAATTCTGACCCGTCCATCTGGTCGTCAATGTCACGAATTACATCGTTACCGAGCGCGCCCGTATCTCTTACCTGACACAACAAAAGTACCGTCCTTCTCTAGGTTGATAATGCTGACCTGCACATTTGTGCCTATTTCTTCAATAATGATAAACGCCTGCTGCCAGTTCATTGTTCCTTTAGTGTAATGAGCCTGACGGACATCCATTAGATGCCCAGCTTCCCAGCCTCTCAGGATACGCCCTATTTTGCCCCCTGAAGCCTCTGTAAAGGCTGATTGACCTGCTCTGTGAGTGTGACCACATATAACGCTAATACCATGCCTACGAGCCGCCTCAAGGGCTGTAAGACCAGGCTGTGGCTTAATGCTCTGCTCGTCTCCATGAACTGCCACAATGCCCTTAGCAATCGCGTAAGGCTTCTTATGATAGGTAATGCCTAACTCATCGAGTTTTAGGAACTTTTCAAAGCGTAGTTCAGGCAATGCCAGAAACGCTGGAATCTTCTTCATAATGACATTGTAAAGACGATCTGTGTGATTGCTACGGATCATGTGAGCTTCTTTAGAATGCTCAACTAATGACCAAAGAACCTCTACTGCTTCATCCCTGTCAGCAGCTAGTGTCTGCTCGTACCATCCTGGAGTGTTTTCTGTCCATCTGGAAATCTGTGGTAAGTCAATTTCATCGCCGAGAGTGACGACAGAATCGGGGCGTACAGCTTTAATATACGCTGCAACATTTTTTACTGCTACTGGATCGTGATAGGGAACTTGTAAGTCTGGAACTACAACAGTTCTTTTCATTCATCCTCATCGTCATACCAGTCTGGCTCTGGGATATTAGGGTTAATAGGCGATGGAAGTATCCAGTTAGGATAAGCCTGAGGTTCAGTAACTATGCCAAGTGCCAAATCAACTGGGAAGCCTGCTCTGCGTAATGCACAATACATTTCATGTACGCCAATAGCCCACGCATCTAGTTTGGAATAGCCTTCATCCACTAGCTTCTTAGTTGCTTTTCTTGCCATGTGTAAATTGTCACCTCTCCAATAAAGAAATGATTGTTTCGACACGCCCTTCAAGTCG